TTAAATAATATAAAATGGTATTTCATCAGCTAAGTTTAAATTAAACTTAGTTTCTATAGCTTTTTTGTTACTTGCAAATACATAAACACTAATAATTAACTTTTTTAGAGTTGCATTATCCAAATTATTCACATCTACACTATCTAATAAATTAATGTATTGCTTATAATTAAACTTTAGCTCTTTTACCTCTTCATCTAAGCGTAATAGTTTATTATGTTTATATTCATTTTCTTTAAGCTGCTTTTGTAATTCATCATTTTGCTTTTGAAATTGTTTTTCATCTATAATTCCTTTTGTTAATAAGTTTAAATTAGTCATTTCTTGCTTATTAATATCCTCTTTTTCCACTAATATCTTTTTAATTTCTTCATCAACATTAGGATTGAATTTAGCCTTAATTACATCCATAATTTTTTCATCAATTTTTTGTTTGTTTTCTTTTAATTCTATAACTTTATTTTTGACGTTTTCAATAATTTCTTTTTCTATAACCATATTATTGTTTTCACATCTACTTTTACCATATCTATCGTTCATCGTACAACGCCACTCATAACCTAAATCTCTACTTGTCCCATCCTTTCTTACATAAGCTTTTCTCTTTTTTCTTCTCAAACCAACACCACATTTAGGACAGACTAATAAGTTGGATAACAAGTGTTTGTTTGAAGGTCTAACTTTATCTTTATGCATTTTCTTTCTCTTAGCTAATTCACGTTGAGTTAATTCCCACACTTCACTATCTATTATTTTAAGTTCTTCTTTGTAATGCACAATCCACTTATCTTCAGGAACTTTCTTTACAGTACCTGAATTAATATCGTCAACATAAGTCATATGAGTACGTTGAACACCCTTATATAATGGATTTTTTAACATAGAGCCTATCTGCTTTGTACTCCATTGTTTACCTAGTTTGGTAGTTACTTTTAAGTCATCATTTAAGTATCTTGCAATGCTCTGATAGCCTGATCCTTTATTGAGATACATATCATAAATTACTTTTACTATTTCACTTTCTTCATTATTAATATGCAAATATCCCTTTACTAAATCATAACCAAATGGATGAACTCCACCTGTCCACTTGCCCTTTTTTTGACTTTCTCTTATTCCAAATTGTACTGCCGCCCCTTTAATTCTACTTTCTTCTTGTGCAGTAATAGTAAACATATTAATAAATAACTCGTGTGATGGATTTAATGATGACAAAGAACCATCTTCAAAAAATACTTCAACATCATATTTTTTTAATTCTTTTAGAACACTACTACCATCTTTTATATATCTTGTAAATCTTTGAACATTTTTTACGTATATTTTATTGAAGTAGCCTTTTTTAGCATCTTCTATCATTTTTTTAAAAGCTTCTCTCTTTTCATAGTCCTTTGCTCCACTCAAGCCTTCGTCTGCATATATACCATATAAGAAAGATTTTTCACCGCTTTTTTTATATAGCATACCGCAATCAGCCACATCTAAATTCTCTTTTTCAAATAGTTTTGTATAATGGTTTTTTTGATTTTCTAATGAATTTAATTGATCTTCACTATTTGTTGATACTCTACAATAAGCAACTACTTTCATTTTTCATCCTCCGTTTAACAATTTATTTATATAGTAACATTATAGGTGGAGATTTTTAGAATTGTCAAGGATTAAAAACGTGTGAGTCAAAACCCACACGTTAACATTATTAAAACAACCCTAATACTTGTATGGTCATTTTAGCTACTTCAACCCCATCTTCTAATGCAATAAGTTTAAAATATTTTCCTATGTCCCCAAAATCAGACGAACCTTTAACCCTTGCAGTATTATTTGTTGTACTCTCAATACTTGCAATGGAATTACTGTTTCCTAAAGGATCAATAGAAAAAGTAAATGTTGTATTTACTGGAATATCATTATTATATTTAGTTGCAGTATATGTAAGTGTTTGATTAAGCCTAAGTTGACTGCTCCCACTTAAAGTATATGTAAAACTATCTTCCATCTCTTCAATAATTACTTTAACTACTACCTCAATACCTTTGTATAAAATAATTATATTAGTCTCACCTTCAGTAATTGCAGTAATTAAACCATTTTCTTGAATAGTACAAACATCTGTATTATCTACTATAAATACTAACTCAGGATTTTCTACAACTTCATTATTTCTTTTAGCTACTATATTTAATTGTAGAGAATCACCTTCGCTAAGATTGATAATACTCCCTTGTTCTACTTCAAGTGTATATGTGACTTGTTCTTCATATTTCCATCTGTCTGCAATTTCATTTTCTTTATCATCGGTAGAACCAAACAAATCTTTTTCACAATGTAAAATTAATAAACCTTGCTTAGTCCTATCAACTCCAACAACTTTCCAAGCACTACCCATTATAATAAACCTTTGTCCAGTATCGACAAAAGTGTCGGTATTAATATAGAGTATTATCTTGCCTGTTTCAAAAGAAAAAATAGTATTAGTCTCAATATCAAAACTAACACTATTTATAATAGAAGAAACTCGCTCAATATTCCCTTCAAAATTAAAGTTAATACTATAATTACACTCTCTGATTCTTGCTCTATTAATTCCTTTATTTCTATCTATTTGACTTATAATAAGATACTTCATATCATTATAAGTAACGATATTACCTGTCTTAATAGAAAATTTAGTTATGATATATTTGTCTGCATAGTAAGTTAATCCATCGCTAACATCTTCAACTATTGCCGATGTGTCCGTATTGTTTACAATAATATTCTCGCTATTTTTCCAGTTCAATCTGTCTAAATTAATAGTGAACACCTCCAAAAAGTAATATCTTCTAAAAGCCTTTTTTCTTTAGATTATTATTTATAGTAGCAAAAACTTCATTCTTTAATTTTTTTCCAAATCGTTCTAATTGAGGCATAATTGATTCATCTACATTACCATTTATCGTTAGTAAACTATCAATATTCATCTCAACTTTAGATCCACCTAGCGATCCATTCTTATTACTTGGATTCCATGGATTTGCATACGCAGGTACAACTGCCTCACCTTTATGTATTAATGCTAAACCATCATTTTTTATTAATGAAGCTCCACTTGCATAAGCTGGTACGCTCATTCCACTAGTAGTATTTGTAGTAGTTTTTGCATTTACTTCAGCTTGACTACTATCTATTTCACTCTTGCTTTTACGCCAAAAGAATAATTTATCTGTCAGCCAACTAATAGTATTAGATACCCAGTTTTTGAGTCCTGTCCATATAGACTTCATTCCTTCCCATATACTATTGAACATATCCTTTCCTATTTGTACAAAAGTACTACCTAGTCCCCTAAACCAAGAAAATAAGTTTGTAAAAATATCCTCAAACCATTGAATTGTAGTATTCCACACAAATTTCAAGCCATCCCACAAACCATTCATAATAGCTTTTGCAAGTGTTTTGAAGGTGTCTATTGCAATTTTAAGTACCAATTTTATTGATTCGATAGCTATCTTAAAGGTATTTTCTATTAACTTCCATATATTCTTGGTGATATTCAGTAAGGCTTGTCCCATTCCTTCCCAGTCACCTTTGAACAATGCAGTAAAAAAGTCAAAAACACCCTTAATTATATTAAGAACACTCTCTATGTTTTCTTTTATTAATCCAAAATACCTTTGAGTAAATTCTAATATGTCTTTTCCCCACTTATCCCAAAATGCAGAAGCCATTTCAATAAATATAGATATTATATTAGTAATACTTTCGATAACTCCTGAGATAGTATCTCTAATACCACCAAACGAATCACTTGTCGATAACTCTAAATCCTGAAATATACTAATAACAAATCTTATCAATTCAATGAACGGATTAAGGATCATACCTATAAAATCTATACTTTTCTCTATGATTCCAACTATTTTAGGCATACTGTCTATGAACCACTTTAAAACATCATTTACCACTGGCATAAACTTTTCGCCTAATTCTTGTACCAATCCACCTACTTGTTTTTTAGCCAAATCCCACTGTACATTGAAGTTACTATCAAAGGCATTACTTGCACTATTAACAGTACCTTCTGCTTCTTGCATAGTTACAATAAAAGCATCTAAATCATTAGTTCCATCTAACACATTAGACATTGCAACACCTGCTCTTGAGCCAAATAATTCTACTGCTTTTTGTGCTCTTTCTGTAGGATCTTCTATAGCCTGGATATCTTTAAGCATTCTTCTAAACTCTTCAGGACTTTCTACTTGTCTAGCTGCATTATTAAAAGCAGATATTGATTGATTTGCATCTAGTCCAGCTTTAGCCATCATGTTCATAAAGCCATTAGTCTCTTCAATGTTTAAACCTAATGCTTTAGCACTTGGAGCAACATCTTGTAATGCTTTCTGTACACTACCTAAGTCAGTTCCAAAATCTTGAGCCGATTTCTTTAACATATCTAATGAACCAACTGACTCTTCAGCCGTTAACCCCCATGCCCTACCGACTTGAGCTATATCCTTTACTACCTTGTCATTCGCTTGTCCTGTTACCTTAGCATAATCCATATAACTCTGTTGGTATTTCCCTATTTCATCTACAGTTAATCCCATAGATTGCTTTAAGGCTTCACTAGTTGCAACTATGTCTTCCATACTATCTGTATTCACCTTATATAAATCTTGTGATAACTTTCTAATAGCCTCAACCTCATCAGCGGTAGCACCTGTAGTTGCTTTAAACTTACTTAGTTCTTCATCAAGTTTATTTGTAGCTTTTACACCACTTGCAACTGTACCTGCTATTGCAGTTCCTACTGCCGCAATACCACCTGCAACTGATATTTTTAACCATTTTGACAAGTTTCCCATTTTATTATTAAGTTGCTTGTCGCTCCTATCTAACCCCTTCATCAATCCACTATCATCTAAATCTATGGGAGCAACATATTTTGCTAATTCTATAGTAGCCATCAATTCACCACCTTATTAATTTAGTAAAAAAAAAGGAATAGCAGATTTCTCCACTATTCCTAACTCTCCTTCATTGTGTTGGATAACCTCGTTTCTCACTCTGAAGAACACATTTTATTTATGTACTTTTGCATAACCTTTTTCACTTCTAATTCTATTCCAATCTGGTTCAGTTTGTTGGTTTAACTCAGCTTGTTGTAGTGCTTTTCTTCCATCTTCTGTTTGCTCTAATTGGAATATCCTTAAATGTTTAAGATATGATAAGAATACTGCATAAGGCATTTCCATTATTTCATTAAATGGTATTCCTATTTCTTTAGAAACGAATACAATATTTTTCATCATTTCAATCTCTGGTTCTTTTCCCCCATTATTGCTAGTAGTATTATTTCCACTTGTAAAATGAGGGATTATTAGTTTGGGTCTTTACTTATATCTCTAATATGCTCCATCATACTTTCAATAATAGCTTTTAAAAATCTCAAATCATCTAAATTTGTATCTATGTAATTCATATCAACAGTTTGGTTTTTGTCTAATGACAAAATATCTAATACCATCGTTTTCATAGTGTTGATAGCTTTTTCATTATCTTCTAATTCACCTATCTCTTGTTGGTATTTTGATAATTTCATTGTAAAAATTGTACTAATATTTCCTGGTATTACAAACTTATCACCATTTGGAACAACGAACTCCAAAGATTCTTTAACCAATACACCTAAATCTATGACTTTTGACATCTTATTTCATCTCCTATTTATCTTTAATTTTTAATTCAGTCGACTAAACTAAAAAGGGGAGTAACTATCCCCTTATTCTACATTTGTAAATGTTTCAATAATCTCTACTAAGTTTCCACTTTTATCAGATAACGCACTGAACTCGTAATTAATAGAAGTTGCATTATCCTTATTAAAATCTAATGAAAAACCATTTACTGATTGTGCCTTAGCAATGTTAACTATCAACTCCCCTGATCCATCTTTCTTTTCATGTAAAAATCTCAAATAGTTTACAGGTAGTTTTGTTTTACCACCTATTTTTACTTTTTTAACTCCTGTAATCTCATCTACATCTATAGATGCAGGTGATAAAACAGCTAAATTATCAATGAGCCACGTCATTATTCCACAGTTAAATGTTACTTCTTCTCTTGTTACAATTCTGTCTATAAGCCCACGATTAGCTGCTTCAATATCTATTATAGTAGGCGTATATGACAATGTCGCACCTGCCTCTATAGCACCTACGTTTTTTAAAGCAGATACAATTTCTTCTTCGCTTGCAGTTTCTGGATTATTTATCTTTCCAAGATATAATTCACCTGATCCAACAACAAATTTTTCTGAATCTTGTTTATGGTAATTACTCATTATTAACACTCTCCTTAATATTTATAATTTTAATAAAAAAAAGATAACTGATCTCCAGTTACCTTCAGGTAGACGAATCTTTCCCCCACCATTTAATACTTGTATATTTCTAATAAAAGTATCTTCATTCTTAATTAGTTTTTCACATCGAACATCATTTAAGTATTTGATTAACTCTTCTTCTATTGAGATAACCTTTTCAACATTTGGACTCTCTATATTAAAAGTGAGTTGATAAGTTTTTATATACTTATCTTCTAAAAGTCTTTCATTAAATACTATAAAATGATCTGCCTTTACTTTTAAAGGTTTTTCAAGATGATATATCGCTTCTTTGTTATCCAACAAGGACAACAGTTTCTCATTTTCAAGTAAATGTTGCCTAAGTAATTTAATCATTCTTGCAACACATCCTTTATTTTTCTCCTTATAGCTTCTAAGTTCATATCACGAGCATCTTCTAAGTATGGATTATCTAAACTATGATAATAAGCATAGTCTACACCATAACTACCGACTTCGCCCTTGATTTTATCCTCTGTTTCTTCAATATTATGTGTCATACTTCTTTTTAAAGTTGCAGTTTTAACGCCCACTAATAACTTAGCATCAGCTTCAATCATCAATAGACTTTCCTCAAGTGCTTTTATTGCCTTTTGTCTCATTTCCTTTTTAACTTCTGCAATCGTTTTTCCTTTAGCCATCTATTAACACCACCATATAATTATCCCATTCCATAATGTGAACAACTGTATAATCATTGTCTTTATATCTAACTAAAGTTCCTAAATTAACTAAGTTACAAGGATCACAAAATATTCTATATTTAACATCTTTTTCAAACTTATACTCGCTGTACGCTAATTCCTTAGAATATGGTTGTACATCTGCTTTAATCGTTTTTACTATAGTTGGTTGCTCGTTTGATTCAGTCCATCTCCCTGAATCATTTAGATAGCCTTCACAATTTAATATATGTACTTTTTTATTGTAAAACATATTTCACTTCCTTCTTGTCACCCTTATCAATAAAGGGCACAAATTACATCATTCTAACTCTTGGTAATGGTAAATTACAAAGAATAGATTTTGGTATACCATCAACATTAGTTTGATTTCTACTACCTTGTGTTTGTTGAACAATACCTAAACTATCTTTATTTTTATAGAAGTAAGACGCCAACTCTACAACAGAATTATTTAATTCCTCTGGAATCTCATCTAACCAAGAATAGTTTTTGATTGCTTTTTCTGCTTTATCTATATACAAATTTAATATAGATTCTTTTACCTCATCTGCTTCTAATTCTAGCAAATCTCTTAATAACTCTAACATTTAACCACCTACTTTTTAGTTGTAGTTGCTTTTGGCTTAGTAGTTGCCACCGACTTAGGTTTAGTTTCTGTCTTTTCAACAACAACTTCATAATCACTATTATTTTTAAGTCTATCTATATGGAATTTGTCAGTGATATTCCATTTCAAGCCTGTTTTTTTATTCTCAAACCACATTAACATCACTTCCTTTCTAAAAATATAGGAGTGCCAATAAGACACCCCTAATTTAAGTCATTTGAACCGACAAATCTAGTTCTTATTTACTGTCATTACAGCTAATGCTTCAGGCTTAATTACTTTAGCACCATAAACTTGTAAACCTTTAACTGCATCCCCAAAACCTTTTTCTGGTCTGTATGCTTCAATTTGGTCTACTTGTTGAGCGAAAGAAATTGCCATTCTGTGACCTGCAATTACTTTGTATTTAGTACTGTTATCATTTGGTAAGTTATTAGAAGTGTAAACTCTCATTCCATTTACATCTCCAATATATCCAGTAGCTAATACACTAGAATCTTTTGTAAATCTTGGGTCTTTTTGTAATAAACCATAGAAAAACTCAGGTACTACAACAAATCTATCTTGTTTAGGTACATTGTTTTCAGATAACATAACTCCTAAATCTACTAAATAGTCATAAGCATTATCCTTAGTAGGTACAATTGGAGTTGTATCATTACCGATTGTATTACCTGCTTTAACTTCTGTATAAAGACTTGCTATGTATTGATCCATTACATCAGCCATTCCATAAGCTGCTTCTTTCATTGCACCATCTAATAAATTAACATTAGCTTGTGCTTGGTCTACATCGTGTACCACAAAATTAAAGAAGTCTTGTTCCGTAATTTCTAATTTCATTTGGCTAGCATCTAATTCTTCTGGTGTACCTACTCCATTTTGCTTATCATATTTTCCAATGGTAATAGCACCAATAGTATTAATGTTAACTGTAGAACCTTGCCCTTTAATTTCTCCTTCATAATCTGTATTTACTACATTTCCAAATACTAAAGACTTCTTTAAACTTTCATTTAATCTTGCACTCCAAATAGTTGGTATAAATTTTGTTACTCCCATAAATATTCACCTTTACCTTTCAATTTTTATTATTAGTTTTTAACTTTCTTTAACGTCTAAGTTATAAAAGACATAAAAAAAAGAACTACTTATTTTGTAGTACTCTTTGAACTGCTTCCCAATTTTTATTAATTTCCTCTTGAGACATACTTTCAATTTGTTCTAATGTTAGAGCTTTCTCACTTCCACTTGCAGGAGGTGTATATGTATCTTTTCCAATTCTTTTCTTTACCTCTTCCTGAATATAACCATCTAAAATACTCTCTAACTTTTCAATATTTACAATAGTTGATTCTTCATCTGAACCAATTAAGAAGTCTACCATATCTAAAGGAATCTTCTTTTCATTAGCAATTTTTATTGCTTTATTAGTGATAGTTTCTCTTTGTTTTTCCTGTTTCATTTTTTCAATTTCTACTTGCAACTTTTGTAATTCTACATCTTTAGGATCAGCCTCAGGGAATCTCTTTTTAATCTCTTCATCTAACAATTTTTCTAAATTATTAGCTTTCCAAGTTTCTAACCCCTTACTAAAATGCTTATCCAGTTTAGGTTGTAATACCTTTTTACCTTCTTCATTATCCAAGAAGCTTTCTACTCCATCGGATGTTATAAAACCTCCAATATAGCTTTTAACTTCTTCATTATCTTTGTTTGTTTCAATAAATTCTTGTACTTGTTCTAAGTTTAATTCCATTATTAATTCTCCTTCCGCCCTTACTGTACAAGCCAATAAGTGCTATACATAATTTTATTTTAACCAAGCCATTTTTGGCTTAGTTGATTTATTTATTCAATACTATTACTTCTTTTCCAATCCTCAAAGTTACTAGGATAATCAATGTTTTGCTTAGATAGATTATCTCTTTTTTTAGTTGGATTCCAACCTTCTACAATTGGTATATAAGCCGACCGACATTGTATATGTGTATCATCAGGTATTTTAGGATGAGGCTCATCTTTTCGATAAACAGTTCCATGAAGCCCCTGACACAATTCAGTGGTACGATCATCAAGCGTAGCATCAAAAAGTAATGATTGTACTGAATCACTATCTTGATATATTTGCTCTTGTGCTTCCGATTGGACTCTTGCAGTCTCATTTCTAATAAGTCTATAACTATTATAATAGTCAGATCCCAAGTCCTTAGATAATTTCCTGCTTAATTTTTCTACACTTGTTCCACTTTGCATATGATTAATTAAATCTCGTCTTAACCTCTGCATCATAACCTCTTTATTTAACCATATTCTGTCACTATACATATAGCCCTCTATAGGAACATTGATAGCTCTTTCAATAAATTCTGGTCTAAGCACTCTATAATTAACACCTAGCTCTATTCCTTTATCTAACGTGTATGCAGTTTTATAGTAGGAATGTTTATATGTAGTTGTTAATAATGCAGTTACTAAGCCAACTTCTAATAATCCTATACGCCTAGCCTCTCTTTCAAGTACTTTATCTAGTCTATTCATTTCATTTATGAGTTGGGCATTACTTATATTAAGTTCGCCATCATCATCTGAATACTTAGTATAAACTTGTAATACTATTGCACGTATATCAGCTAGTGACTTTTTATATTCCCTAGCCAATCTTTTAATATCTTTTTCTGCAATTTTTTCTGTATCACGTTTTATATTAAGTATTTCTCTTTCTAACCTAGTCATTGTCCTCACCTAGCTCTTCATTGCCTATTTTTAGTTTGTCAAGTTCAATAGAATACTCCATCTCTTGCTCTTTGCGTTTCTTTTCCATAAGTAAAGATGGATTTTCTGCAAAAGAGAATAATTCCATTAATGTTTCGTGTGGGAATATGTCTTTTAACTTAGAGACTGCGTCCGATAATCCCACAATATCGTTTGGAATATTTGGCGTATATCGAATATGTATATCTTTATATGAGTAATCCTTGTTTTCAGTTAGTTTTAAAAACTGGAATAAAAACTTTACTCTAGTAGTCACACAATTAATCAAACTATCTGCAACATCATTACAACGTAACTCACAAGCTAGAAGCCTATTCCTTAATGCGTGTCCGCTTAAATTACTATGAAGTTCTTGATTCAAATCTGGACTATTTCCCATTTGGTGAATATCATCTAGTATTCTTTCAATCATATTTTTAACATGTTGATCTTGAACATTCTGTACCAAAAATTCAGCCTTTCCATCGTGAGGTAATACAATAATACCTAACTCACGTATTTCTTTGGCTTGTTCTTCACCGATATCTACACCAGTAAACACAAGGTATGCTTGTCTTAAATCACTTAACATATTGATTTGGTCTGAAACTAGTTGGTTATAACTATCGTTTAATATTTTTATTTTGTTATATATAGTTTGTTTAATAGTACATACCCCAACTGGAACAGTTCTAAACATATGTTCTTTTTCACTTATAAAAATTAAATCTTCATTATCTACAAATTTGTATTGAGTAATTTTATCATTATCATATACATCAATAAATTTTTCATTTGTAAATCTAGTACTCCACATATGAATAAACAACTCAACTTCTCCCTTTTCATTTCTTAAACAAAAAGAGTTAGTTGGATTAAGTATTCTACTGCAAAATTCTAGGTCATTGTTTACATAAAAAAGTTCATAACTCTCACCATAAATCTCTGCTTCAAGTAAAACTTGTTGGTCATGTTTCTTATTCCAATGTGCAAGATTATAATCTATAGCATTAATCTCTTCTTTATCACCTTTTTTAGATATATACGTCAAATCATTTCCAACTGTATATATTACCTCTTGATCACAAAATAACTGTATAAAATTTTTAATAACTTTTAAGTTATTTCTCTTTGACATTTCAGGATAATTGTAAAGAATGTCATGCTTATAATCGTAATAATCTCGCATCTTTGTATATCTAGGTAATTCCTTTTTATGCTCTTTTAAGCACAATAATATTAAATCTTGTTGTGTCAAATTTAACACCTCCTATAATCCTAATAAAGCTCTGTTTAGTAACTTTATTTTTCTACTTTCGCCCCTAATTTCTTCTACCGCATACCTAAGTGCATCAATTCCATGATTATATTTATCAATTGGCTTATTAAAATAAATTCCATTTTTATCTTTTTGCCAAGTATAATTTTGTAATTCTTCTGCTATATGTACACATTTTGAATGGACTATAATTTCAAACTGTTGCAAGAACTGTATACCATTAAGTATAGAGTCATTTCCTTTCTTTGCACCTCTAATTCTTGGTACACCATAACTTCTTATCTCCTCAATACTTTTAGGTTCTGAACTATCCCCAATAATAACTTCCTTACCATATCCCATATTAATTATGGTATCTGCTAGTTGGTTATTAAGCATACCTCTTTGTTGGAACTCATCAAATATATATAACTTCTTGTTTTCTTCATCTGCTAATACACACACCAGTGCCGAGGCATCGTTGGTGTATCCAAAATCGATTCCGAATAAAGCTTTAATGTTTGGGTTTTCTCTTATTAATTGAAGATAATCAAAGTCATCTATTTTCCAATTTGTAAAGATCAACTTGTCTAATGTAGCAAACTCACCAAGTGCATAAATTTTATAATATGTATAGTCCGTTTCCTTCATTTTTTCCAATGTTTGAATATAATCATCAGGAAGAAACCTATTATCTTTATATGTAGTATGTAATAACATCGTTGTTTTAGGATCTAGTTCTCTACAATGCCAATAATCATATACCCAATTACTTTTAGAGACTGGATTGTACATCAAGTGTATTTGATTATATGGATTCTTTGAACGTAACCTTAAATTAAGTTGACTAAAATCCTCTTGAGTTAACTCTGTAGCTTCCTCTATAACAATATCATCAATGTTAGTTATTGATTTTATTTTCTCTGGATCATCCAGTGGTTTAAAAATAAATTGACTACCATTAGGAAATGTAATACTTAATACCGTTTCCCTAAATTCTACTTGCTCATAGAGTTCCCAATCAGATATTACAGACTTGAATAATGCATAGATAGATTCTCTAAGTGTGCTTCCTATTTTACGAACTACTAAGCATTTTCTATTAGGATATTTTAAATATTTATATATCATTTTTTGTACAACAAAATGTGATTTACCTGATCCACCACCACCATAATAGACATTGAAACGCTTGTCATATTCTTGTAGATGAGGATAATACACATCGTTGAATATTCTTTTTTTAACCTGAACTTTAATACTATCACCCCTTACTTTGTTCCCTTGGTATTTGGATGGAAGTAAATAAATTGTGACTACTAAGCCACTTTCCCTACCAATTTAGAATGTACCCCTACCCTAACTCAGGGTATAAAAAAAGAACAGTTCTCACTGTCCTATAAATTAACCATATTATAAGCATCCTGAATAACTTCTCTTGTTATTCCAATATACTTTAATGTCATTGCTTGAGTTGAATGATTAAATATTTTCTGTAATGTTTCAAGTTTGACATTGTTTATATACCTATGGTAGCCAAAAGTTTTTCTGAGGGAATGTGTACCATAGTTCCCCTTGATTTTCAACTCTCTAACTAGGGTATTGATTATCTTATGTAATGACCTAACCTGTAAATGATCATCACCCTTGCGACTTTTAAATATATAATCCCCCATCAATACACCCTCTTGGGTATTTAAGTATAGTCTTAGGGCATCCTTAGCCGATTTATTTAAGTCAAACGCTTTATTTTTATCTGTCTTTTCTTCCTTAATATAAACAGTATCTTTTATTGTATTACCTTCCAATACATCTTCCCACTTTAAACTCAATAAATCTCCTGCTCTTAAACCTACATTAATACCTACTGTAAATATTGTATAGTCCCTTTTGTTGTCTTTACCTTTTAAGTACTGTTTAATTTTCTCTATATCTTTTATGTTCTTTAATGGTTCAACTTCGTTAGGTATTTTGTTCATTATAACCCCTCCTATTAATACTACTTTATATTAATAATAATATCATTAAGTAGTATTTAAGTCAAGGCTATTAATATATTATTGTCAATAAAACTTTGTTAGTCTAGTCATAGCAAGGATTACAAGGATTTTATCCAATACTACTAAATTCATTTAAGTAGTATTCACCATCAAATTTTTATTTTATAGCTCTTCACTATTAGAATCATCATCTATAATATCAACGATAATTTCTTTATTGGTATTAACAACTTCCTGCTTGTCAACCCATCCGTACAGGTTCTTCAGAGAAAAAATTCCCCCTGTGGCTTTACTTCTATTATATAATCTTTCTTCATACTCCATTTCAATATATCTTTTGGTGTCTTTTATCAAGTCCACATACCTACGTCTCTCTTCACTATCTAACCTTTGTAACCAATCATTTTCTTCGGCTTTCTCATAGTTTTGTATAGTTTGTTTACTACAACCTAACCACCATGCCAATCCAGTTACAGTTATATGCTTGTCATTCTTTTTAGTCCACTCGAAATACTCTTGTATATACTGCTCTAACTCTTCAGGACTTCCCCACTTTAAAGGTTTCCCTCCACCATTGCCTTGATTCCCTTTCTTAGCCATTATCTCACTTCCTTTCTTATATTTCTAATCTTCTCATACACTTCTCTAGGCACAATTAATACCCTCGCACCACCTAAAAACAACACTTTTTCATCTCTGCCAATAGGTATAATCCCACTATCCGTATTAACTCTGTCCAATTTACCATTTTTGTCTTCTCTAAATATCATTAATTCCATAATAACCTCCTAAATATGAGCATTAAAAAAGACACTCTATTAATGAGTGCCTATACTTACTTATATTTTATTTCCACTGCAACTTCTTTTATTAAATCTGGTATTACATCTAGGCTTCTAGTCTGCATAACTACTTCTTGCTCGATACATCCAATTTTACGATCAATATTTTCTAGTAATTCAATAACCTTACTTTCAAATTCAGTCATATTCACACCACCCCTTGTACTAATATATAAGAAAAGCTGTGAATTTATGCAATATAATATTGTTTCAGGACTTAAAAAAGATACTCTATTAAGTGCCTAGTTGGTATAGTCTTCCGTTTTTTCATCACAAACTAAAATTATATTGTTTTTCGAATCTACAATCCTTTGATTAATGGTGTAAATAGAGTAAAATTTTTCTTTATGCTCAACAAACTTCTCTATTTCTGTATTATTTCTAAAAGTATTTTGGGTTTCTTCTGAAAATAAATCCATATTAAGAAGTATTTTTTCTGATATAATAAAAACTTGGTTATTATGTTTAGATATATACTTCCAATCAATATTTTTAATATCTAACATTTTCTCACCTCCCATCAAAATAATTCTACAACAAGAGATGATATATTTCAATAATTTACAAAATTCTTTTTTAATAGTTTACAAATTAATAAGTTTAAATTATAATATTATTGAAGAAACTCACACAATTTTTATAGATGTGAGAGGTGAAGTACAATGAAGCCTAAAGTAGTTTTCGTCAGAGAGTATATTCGTTTTAGAAACGGTAAACTCGAAACAGTGTGTAAGCACTTACGATCAATGCCTAACCGCTAAAAAACTAACTTCCCCAAATATAAAATGGCTAGGGTCAAACTCTCAAAAAACTTGCTACTAGCCAACCGTTGTGTGAGTGGATTCCTCTATAATTCTATATTTATTACATAATACAATTTTTAGAACTAACTTTGTCCTATTTTACAGTCGATCGACGTTGCAATTTACCTACACCATTAAATAAATCACATTCACAACCACCATAAAACAAGTACTATGTATATACTTCCCTCTTATCTCGTCGCTACTATCCTTATCCATTACACCACCAAGAAACACAAGGGTAATAATAAAAAACAATATACCTATAGCAACTCTCATTATATCATCCTCTCCATCAGTTCAACGATAACCTTTAAGTACTCTTCTAATGGCTTAATCCTTTGCTCAAGTCTACTATCCACATCAAGAATAACCTCTTGGAAGCCGTCACAATATAAATCCTTTATCTTATCAAATAATTCTTCATTACTTACCATAATCTTCTACGTCCATTCATAGTTATAAAATCAACTACATATTCTTCTCCTAGGTTATATAATAAGCTTGTCAATAACCTCACATCTATTGCATCCTCAATGTATATGTTAATTTTTTTACTTCTTTTTTCTTCTAGTAAACTTTTAAGCCCATCATTAAACTCACTATGCTTTTCGATAACTAATTCAATTGCTTTTTCTTCTGTATTAGCCATAACTAATGCACTAGTCCATCCATAATCAACTTCATATAAATTCATATTATCTATCCTCCGCTTTCTTCTTAAAAAACATGTTCTTAACATCTAAAAAACATCTCACATAATCATTGTAATCATCATCATATTTCATAGCTTCTACAGCTTCCTTTAACTCTGGACTGTCCTCAAAAAAGAACATAAGTGTACCATCAACCTTATCTAATTTAATTACCTCGAACCCTTTTTGAACTAAATACGCTACATTGTACATGTTATATACATAATATAAATTTTCCATTATCCTATTCCCCTTACGCCATCACATTAATAATTTCTATTTCATATAAATCTTCCAATGCATCCAACTCATCACATAAGTACTTATACTGTTCTTCTAAGTCTCTGATTGTAGACATATGTCTCTTAATAGCCTTTTTCTTAGATCCCACTAATACCGCAACTTCTAAATCGACTTTACTTTCTTCAATCATTTTAGTTGTTTCCAACATGGAATCTTCCACAGCTGCTAAACTCCTAGAAATATAATCTACTCTGCATTGTACATCATAGTCTGCTTCCTCTAAGTATTCAATTAAACTAACCTCTTTAGTTGTTATCTTGTTATTACTCATTTCTAATTTAACCATTATACTCTCCCCTTGTCTCCATAAATACTTTTGTATAATTCCAAATTTCTAATTTTATTAAAGTCTGGTACACTAAAATCATCAATTTCCTTTCCAATATCTAATGCACACCAAAACTCAACTAGATCCCAGTTGTTTTCTATCCAACTTAGGATATATTCTTTAGTCTCCATCATAATATTTTTAGAAACCATCTTGTCAGCTAGGGACATTTTTTTAAAATCGTTCCCGCTTCTTGCAATAATATCATCTATTATTTTATTGTATCTGTCATTCATTTTATCTCACCTACTCTTTTAATAGTTCTTTCAATTTTTCTATATGCTCATATATCTCTTCGTGCTTATTGTCAATTCCTGCCATATTAATAAACTTATCTAGTCTACTATTAACTTCTGCAAATCTTTCTCTCATAACCTTGCTAATTCCCTTGAATATTCTTTGTTGTATTATTTCTAACTCTTCTTTTAATACATCCCTTGTTACTGCTCCATCTACACTTTTAGGAACATTAACCTTAACTTTTTCAACTACCTCTTCCTGCTTATTAGTTTCTTTTACGTCTAACTTAGTTTTAATTTCTTGCAATTTATTTTCCAACATATTAACCTCTCCTTTTTAACTAATTTAATTTTCTATACCTTCTATTGCCTAGTTCCTTTAATCTTTTATTACTTACCTTTAGATATTCTTGTAACATTTCTTCAAAATTCTTCATTTATGTAAATCAACCTTTCGATTTTGAAATTAAATAGCAGAGTATCAAGTCCGCCCTCTGCAATGGCTATGTTGTTATACCTTATCTTTACTTCCGAGGCATAACTTGAGGTAATTAGCCTGTTCGGATGTATACTTATTATGTATACTCACATTTTTTTCTTGATATAGGAGGACTGATCGGACTTGAACCGATATCAAAAATGTGCAAAAAATTCCCAAATAGATTATGACAAAAACTCAAATTGCATTCAAATAAGAGTAATGTCATTTAATAAAGATGTTAGTTTTAATATTCTGGTCCCAAAACTAACCAAAAAGGAATATAAAATGATAGAACAAAAAGACGAACAATGCTATATTTAACGTCCCACATTTACGCCAATAAGGGACATATGTATTTAAACTTTCTTACTATATTTCACTTCATTTTTTCTAGTAACTGCAAAACTAAATAAATCATCTTTATTGTATTTGTACCAAGTTCTCCCAGTAAATGTATTATGCTTTTCAATTAACGTAAAAAATCCCTCTAATACAGAAGGATCATAATTAATGCCTAATAAGTTACATATACCTTTTATATCTACATTCTGAACTGGCTCAATACCTTTGTCAGTTACCCATAATTTACTTTTTATATTTAATGATTTTTGACCTAGTAAAAACTTTTCTTTGGTTAATTCTTGTTGTGCTTCATATACCTCTGGAAGTTCTAAAACATCAACTAAATACTTTTTATTAGCTATATTGTCATTCTCAAAACTTGAGTAAAATCCAAGAAATGCACTATCTGGCAATAATAAAGTAGCTGCCTCAAGTTTAGTCTTAGGCTTTAACCCCAACAAACTATATATTAATAACAAAGTATTCAAATTATACTTCTGAAAGTAGTTAAAAGGCGTTATTCTGTCCATTATATTCAAATTTATATCATTCTTATTATAATAATCATCTTTATTTAACATTACTACATGATTGCTTATACAATGTATTGTAGGATGGCTCAAATCAATTCCCACAACTGGAAATGAATCATCTATACCAAGTTTCCGATATAATCCATCTCTAAAGTCATAGAAGTAACCTATTTGAAACCTATTAGGATATTTATCCATTAACAATATAGCACTTAACAAGCTATCGCAATCATCTGTGATAATTAAATTAGCCTTAAAATCATCATCATAAAACCAACCATTTTCTTTCTTGATTCTCTCTAAATACTCTTTTTTCATTTCTCTGGAATTTATTACTTCCGCACACTCTCTCTAATTTATCCAAGTACAATTCCTTCACATCCCTTCACACAATTATATTATTAAGATTTGCACTAACAAACCTCATTAAATGGGGTGGTTCTACCACCCCTATAAATTACTACTACCTTAATTTTTTATTGCATTGAACAACTACGCAACCTCTTTAATCTTTTTAGACTTCTTCATTACTTCAATCTGTTCACATATTTCCATAAACTTTAATGTATCTTTATGACTTAATCTATTAGGCAAATCAACTCTCACATCTGGAAATAAGTAATATACTTTATTTGTATTAGTTTCTAAACCTACTTCCAACTCTTGTATGTCCATTAGCTTTAAATGTGCTATTACATTCGTGTCATATAATTTCATTAAACTCCCCCTATTTTTAGCAATAAAAAAGAGCATCCACCTGGACACTCTATGTGTTAATTATATTAAGTTTTATTAAATTCTAATCCTGTATTGCAGTCACAACACCATTGTCTAAATACACATATCTATTCATACTATATACCCACTGTTCTCTAGTTCCATATTGAGTAGTGGTACGATTTACTTTTTGTGGTTCGCCCCAAGTCGAATCTTTAACTTCTTGGGCAGTCATACCTATTTGAGGTGGGGTCTTTGGTTGTATAATTTTTTCTGTTTTACTCCTAGTGTACCTTCTATATAATTGATCATTTTTCATCCATCTTAATTGATTTACATATTCCGTAGAGCAATCTCTATGTGCGATTTTTAAATAATGTCTTCCCAGTTGTATTTTACCACTTTCTCTTGTATGATAAGACATTCCAATACTGACAATTTCAGTGTAATTCCATCCTTCAATTATAATTTGTTCGGTTGTCATCCCATCGCTAAATTCCCAAAAACCTTGTGCACTTATTAAAATATTTAAGTTGTTTAAGTAAGTATTCACACCTTTATTACTAGATATGCTTTCAAATAGTCTTTTTGCATATTCAAACCTACCCAACTCATAATACTCCTTAGCCAATTCATACTTAGCATCAATACTCATTTCGTCTACATCTTTATATCCTTCTAACTCAATAAACAATTCAAGAGCTTTATCCCACTCTTTACTCTCATAATGCCCAACAGCCATTTCATATTTCTGACTATTTTCAAGTGCCAAAGTTTGAGCAGCTTTTTCTTCTTGACTTGTACAACCTGCTAAAAAAACAAATACACACAATAATACTATAACCCTCTTCATATATAACCCTCCATAATTTGAATATATAATTAGTACAATTAATTAAATTCTATCAAATAACTTGTTGAATTACTATACTAAAGTAAATAAATTTAAAACCTTAAAACCCACTACCGCCTTCCCAAGCTATCGCTTGTCCAGTTGGTCACGTTTCACAAGCTAAAGCTTGTTCACGTGGAATATATTTAAATTTATATACTATACTGGGGGGGTTTTTCTAATATATATATGTATTAGAGAATCCCCCCTATTTTTCAAGCTATGTACTCACCATTTTTATTTCCCTTATGATCATCAAACCATTTCTTAGCATAACTATTTGATTTTCTTACTTCTTTTAGTGCTTCTTTGGTTAATCCTGACTCTCTTGCAATTTCACCAAACTTAATTATTCTTCCTCTATTTTTACTTTGCTTCTCAGTCCATTCTAAAAATACCTGTGGATTAGTTTTTTCTTTATTTCTAGGTGGTTTTTTATTTTTAGTCGAATGTTTAGCCATTTCCTTATCTATTTGATCTGGCATAAACTTCTTGTAATTTGTCTTCAGTTTATCTCTTAAACGTGTAATATAATCAGTATAATCATCACTAGCAAATATATAAATTTTACACACTTCTTCATTGCTAAACTGTCTACATTTAATTCTCATTATATTTTGCTCTGTGTCAACGAGGATTTGACTTTTCATGATATTACACATAGCTATATTAGTGAAAAAACCCTTTTCCAAACACAACAACTCTTCAATTTCTTTCTTTATAGTATTATTATCTTTTATATTCCAATCCTCATTTTTCTTATTTAGATATATATATGTTTGCAAATATACTGTATCAGCTTGCCTATTGAAGCCAATATGTGCCATTACTTGTTCTTCTTTCCAATCATTATTACCTTTTATATTTCCAAAATAAGCTAACTTATTCGTGTTTAACAACGTATTAAAGCGTTGGAATATACCTTTTTTCTCACCATACGTTGCCACAAAGATATCATTTTTAAAATTATCATTAATCCATTTGGAAATAACATCTATATAGTAATTCTTTTTAAGTAGCGTTAGTTGACTAGTACTTACAGGGATATGGTATAAATTTATATCTTTAATTTTTTTAGTATCATTTATTTGCACTATATTAAATTTTTGTTTATCAATATCATAATCTTTATCATTTAAAGCAGTCGCATCAAAGATATAATATTTAAACTTGTCTGTTTCAAACTTGTCAACATTTGATTCAATAAGAATAAAATTTCTTGTGTTTTCTTGATCTTTATTTTTTTTATTTACAAACAAACAACCATCTGTATATATTTGCTTCAATCTTAATACATTATCATAAATTGTAGAACTGACATTCTCCTGCAATATATCAAAAAACTCTTTATCTACTTCTTCATTATACAAAAGTGTTTCTTTAGATTTTTTAAACCACATCACATCATATTTAGAACTATAATCCTTTTTTATTGCATTTAATTCATTCTCTATTTTATTGAATGTGTCCATCAGATAATTCTTCTGTTCGCTTTCAACACAATTATCTAATGCTATTCTTATATTAGAAATGAATTTTTCATTTATTGTAATAGGATTAAATAAAATTGGTTTTTCGTCTATTAAAACAATTTGCCTAGTTCCATTATTCCAATTATATAATTGATCTCTATCTTTTTTACTCATTCTAAAATATTTTTGTGTAGAAATCAAAACTATAGGGTATTTTTGTTGCTCCCTTAACTGGTCAATAAATTCTTCTCTGCTTTTGCTTTCAGTATTCTCTTTATCATATTTCATAAAATAACATCTATCACTTATTTCTTCATGTTTATCTATTTCTTCAAGTCTATCCAATCTATCTGTTACAACAATAGCACCATAGTGATCCAATTTATCTTCTCTAGTCAACTCTCCCCAAGCTAAATAATTATTGACTAAATTACTCAATAATGCTTTTATCAATGCACTTTTTCCTATCCCACATCTAGCAGTGATAACATCAACTTTTGATTTGTCCTCATTATCATAAATTCTATTAGTAACTTTTGTTGCAAATTCAATTTGCTTATTATGTACTTTACTATGCTTACTTATATATTGGGCATAATCTTCTATAGTATCATGAATCTTCAATTCTTTTTTAGACTTATTAATTTCAATATTATTGTGTTTAAAAATACTCAATTAATCACTACCCCTCTTTAATTCTTTAAATTATAGTTTTATAAAATACTGCAAGTGCCTCAAATAACTCAGGAGTTTTGGTATATTTATAATTTCTTACCCCATCAATTCTCTTAACAAATACATACTTAATTCCCTTGTTAGCAAGATAATCAACTTCATCAAGAAATTGTGTGCAATATTCTTTATCCCATTTATTCAACTAATATTTCCACCCTTTCAATTAATAACTAGCCAAAAGAGGGAATGCCCCTCTATTAGCTGTTAAAATGTAGTATCCAAATCAAAGTACGCATCCGCCATTAAATCTCTGATTTGCTTAGCATTACTGTATCGTTCATTAAGTATTCTCTTATCAAATTCTAATTTTGCATCTTTTAATAGTTCTGTGCATGTTTCCATTGTTTCATCTACAAAACGATAAATCATATGTGCTTGTCCATATGTCAACTTAATATCTGTTGTATCTTTTTCTGTAATTCCTTCTTCTATAACTCTGATCGCTCTTTCTTCGTATGTTTCCATATTAAAAGCCTCCTTCAAATTTTTCATTTTCTTCATATAATAATCCGATTAACTTTTCTGCATCATTAATTAAAATTCTTGTTACATTTTTAGTAAGTTCATTTTCTATGTGTGGTAATTTAATTTTTTCATTTTCTACATACGTTTGTAGCATATAGAACAGATCATTAACTTGTCCATATGTAAGGGTGATTTCAGATAAATCATCTTCTGTCAAACATCCTTCTTCAAGTTCTACCTCATTGTTGCCATTAATTAATTGTAACCATTTATTAAAACCATTAGTGCCTTTTCCATAAGGACACCCTTCTTTCCAGTACATATCTACTACAGATTCAGCTAGACTATTTATTTCTTTTTTAATTTCTACATTTTCCATTTGCGATACCCTCCTAAATTTTAATTTAATTTTTAACTTCTCATTCCACTGTGGAACGAAAATTCTCACTCCATGGGAAAGTTCTACTTTCCCAATACCCTCTGCATACAAGTCGAACCTTAATACCTAGTCACTCAAAGTGACCTCAAACTGTTCTAAATCTAAAAACAAATAACTTTTCGCATTACCTCTAATATTATTAATTTTAAACTCTTTCCCCACGTAATCTTCAATTTTACCACCCACTACATGCGAGCTCTGCCTATGGATACTACCGATATAATCATCTTTAACATAGATAGCGGGGTAAATATTATCTTTTAATTTAATTACAACATTATTATCTGCAAGCTTTTTCCTTATATCTGGAGATTCTAGTCTCGCCCCATCTTTAACCATAAACTGCCATATCTTACACTCATAATCTTTTAATAAAGGAAGCTCATAGTTCTCATCTATACAACTAGTACTTTTCTTATTTATATAAATTTCTTTTTCAATAATGTTAGTCGCATAGGTTTTATCTTCTACTTTATGTACTTCTGTTCGCTTACCATCTATATCTAATATGTTCCTAAACTTATCTACATGTTGTATATTTTCTGGCAAACTAACTAATTTAAGATTAGTCTTAATTTTATTTTCTTTTTCTTTTGCATTTTCTAATAAGCCATATGGAGCTACTATCCAAGGAAATAAATGGTTTTTATTTTGGTTAATACCATATTCATTTTTATTTTTGCTTAGTTCATATGCAATTGTTACGCAAGCAGATGCTAGTATAGAAGGATTAATAACCTCTTCATTAATCTTATTAATTTTTTCCTTAATTTCTAATGCTTGTTTCTTAATTTCTTCTTGTTCTTCTTTTGTACTTTCTAAATATTTTGCTTTTAACTCTTTGGATTCCCTATATAAGCTATTTATTTCTTCATTCCCACAAATTTTATTAGCAACTTTAATCGCATTATTTCTTGTACATTCGTAGAGTTCTCCATACATTGCTTGTATAAGTTTACGCTCATCTTTTATACTTTGGCTATTACCTTCACCAATTTTACGCATTTCCTTGTCTATCTCACCTTTTTTGGTGGAAAAATTATTGTGTATTGGCATTAGTTCCTTTATTAGCTTACTCATTGTGCCTCTATCATACATTTTTTCGTTGATTAAAATGGTGTGAGGATTCACGCAATCTAAATACGCCTTACTTTCTAACCCTATTTTATTTTGTTTGTTTTCTAATTCTATGGGAAAGTATTTGTTAAATTCTTTTTCTAATCCAAAACAAAACCTTCCTAATGGCGTTCTATGAGATAGTAATTTATAATCAGGTGTGCCATCTATATACTTAAAATAATAAGGCTTTTGATAATATTTTTTTAATCCGTTTGGAATCTCCACTTTTAAACCTGACTTAACCGCATCTATTATCACACCTTGGAAATGTTTTGTTAATCGCACGCCTAAATCATATTTTGACTTATTATCTTCTAAAAAGCTTAATTCTTGTAATGTTGTACCAATGTTAGTTATTTTTCCAGTTAAATCTTGCATCGTAGCTTCTTCTAATTGCCATATGGCATCAAAATCAAATTTTACTGCCTTAGCTGTTGCCTTATCTGCAGGATTAACTTGTATATAATCTTCCTTAACATAATCACCTAGTTTTTTACCTTTATGTACTTCCATATTGGCTGGGAATATGCTTATTTTATCACCATCGAAGTCGCACCCTGACATGCGATCTGCCGTTAAATCATAGCAATTAACTTGGATTACATTATGTAAGTGCTCTAAGTATTCGTTGTTACTTTTTACAAAATTACCTTTATTAACTTCACTAGGATGTGTTAAAGGATAACGGATCATAACTTGTTCGCCCTCTACACCTTCACAACTAAATTCATTTCTACCTAAAAACCCTTTAACTTTACTTTCATCTCTATAAGCTGCCCATTCCATAAACGCAATTATATCACCAGTAATATATAAATTTTGGGATGGTACTCTAATTCTACCTATCATCAAATCTTTATAAAGTTGTTTGCTTTTTTTATATAGAAAGTTTTGTATCTCTTTATCAAAAATTAATTCTTCGTTAATCTCAATTAACTTTTTAACATAATCTAACTTTGTTTCAATTTCTTCTTGATTCTCTGAGCTATCGTATTCTATAATATCTAAAAGCAATTTAACATTTACAACGTCCCCACGCCTTAAAACATTGTCAATTACTTTGCGTTGCACTTTGCTTAGTTCAGCCATATCGTATACATCTAATCCCAAACCATTTAAAGCTTGATAAGATAAAGGTGTATATTTCTTAGGATTATTCTTAGCATAATTGGCTATACCTAGCTTTTTAAATCCATACTTGTCTAATAGTTGGTAGTATTCATCCAAGCTATTAAATAACCATTTCTTAGTTACACCATCATCTTCAAATTGTAACTTAGCTTTAAAACAGCTCTCTGTAGCTATTATGTCTAAATCATCTATATTATGTACACCACCAAAAATATCTGTTATGGTATCTGTTTTTAATACTTCTTTTAAGTATTTCTTAAAATCGAACTTAACAAATAACCCTTTTAAATAATTAAGTCTAAGTTGGCATCCGTTTATGTTTTTTTCGCCTACTTCTTTCTCTATTTGTTGCATAAACTCGAATGACACTAACCCCATACCATCAAAACAATTTATAGTGTTATCCATTTCGCCTACGTTTAACTTGTAACCTAAGCTGTATTTATTTATCGGGATTTCTTTTATTTCTTCCGTCTGCTCTTCTGTATATTTTGGATGATATTTTTCCTTATATTTTCCCACATACTTAAAATTATTTACTTCTTCTAATTTAATTCTTTTACCTTCTTTTTCCCAACCAGTCTCGCTTTTGTATACGCTTCCACCTTGTACTATAGAGTACCCTTTAAGCCTTTTCTGATCATCTCTAATTTCCTTTAACTTTTCTTTTACTTTTTTATTTGTTCTATCTTCGCTTTCTGCTAATTCCATGTGAGCCGCATACTCTTCTTTTTCTGTAGCTGTGGTAGGCGTAAATTCTTCAACCACTTGAACTATTTCTCTTATATTTTTTTCAAAGTCGGGTATGATTGCTATTCTAGGTACTTTATCTATTAATAGAGCACTAGATAACATTAAACCTCTTGTAGTTAGCCATTTACTAGGTATAGTTTTGTTAATTGTCTTGTTTTTGCCTAAAGTAATGTATTCCTCTACAATAGGCTGTAAATCTTCTCTTATGTACAATGTTTTTTGTGTTCGTGACATGGCCGCACTTTTTTCAGCGTAAACGAACTTTTGCTCACCTATATACAACCCATTTTTAACAACTTTATTATATGCACTCACTTGTTCATCATTATCTTTATCTATCCCATGTTTTAAGTAAAACAGTTCTGGTATATCGTTTGGGTTTCCATTTTCTTTGTCCCATTGGTGGATATATTCTCTGTTTTGTAACCTATACACTAAATCGAATACGATATTTTCGCTCATACTGTAAGACACTACATTTTCATTTAGGTAAAATTTATCGTCCTTTACCGCTATATCTGTTTTGAGATTAAATTGTCTTATTTTGTACTGCAACCTCTTTTTTGCCATAATTTATACACCCTCCATTAGTTTGATTTTTTATTTTTTCTAAGTATAGCTGGGCTTGAGATTAAGCTCAGTATCTTTAAACATGTTTAATTAATTATTTTGTTCTATATATAGAATATGTTTATTTGTTGTGATAGTTTCCAACTTTGCCCCTTACACGTTCCATTGTTCTTTTAATTGATTTAAAATTGTCATTTCAACATCCGTACCCCCATTATCTGGGTGGTAGCTTTTAACTAATGTTCTGTAAAATTTTTTTAATGTTTGTTTCAATTCTTGTTGTTGCTCAGTTACTTTTGGAGTTGATAATTCTTCAAATTGGTCTTTAGTCCACTTATTGATTGAATCTTTACGCAATGCATCTCTCCGTTGTTCACAAATTCTTTGTATTTCTATGATTTTTAAAACCAATGCTTCTTTTATTTCTTGCTCAAGTTCCATCTTATTAAATCGATATTCACCAAAATAATTGGACTCCATTGAAAAAATAGATATGCTAGCGCAACTAATATTTTTGAAAACCAAAACTCGTTTATTATTTCTTACTAAAAAGAAGTTATATTTTAAGTCGAATTCAAAAACTTGACCAAAATTTTCTAACACTTCTTCAGTTTCAATGGTAAAATCCGCGCCATATTCTAAGTGTTTTTTATACTTATTAACTATCAATACCTTTTCAGCTTGCCCAAGTTTTTGTTTTTGTTCGATAACTTCTTTTTCAATTTCCTCTATTTGTTCTAAATCCATATCTGCAACAACATTTTCATTTAATGCATCGTTAATATTTTTAATACCCTTGTTAAAATCTCTAATTTTCTGTTTTAATTGATTCGTTTTAAGGTTTTTCACATCATTATTTTCAATAAAATTTTCTCGCTTTTCTTTTTTTATGTCTAATAAGGCAAATATTTTAGTTTGGTTCAAATCCGAAATTAAATTCGGTTTTTGAGAAAATTCCTTATAACATTTAATAAACTTTTGTGCAGTCCTATCGGAAAAATCTACTTTATTAGTTAACCATTTAGTCCATTCACCATGCTCAACTATTTGTTTAGCTGCTATTAAGTTTTTACCAATTTCAAGTATAGATTTTACCGTCTGTTGTTTTTGGTATAATATTTCTTTCTCAATTTTTAATAATTCGGGATTATCATTTTCAATTAATTCTGTTGAAAAATCTCCATAATTCATTTACTGTCCCCCATTAGTTTAATTGATTTTAGTTGTAGGAAGGGCGTTAACCCCTCCTCTTAAAATACAGTTGCATTTTATTCATTCATTATTCTATCTGCTATATTTATTTCTTTTAGTTTTAACTCTTCTTGAAATAAAGCATTGCAACTTTCTTTAACATCTAACATATCTTCAACCTTACTCGGTCTAATTCGATCGTCTAACTTATATTTTTGGAATAATAACTGACAAATTTCCTCTATTTGGCTGTCTGCTAATTCTTCAAACTTTCTTTTTAATGACCTTAAATCATACGCACTATTATAAGACTCTTTTCCCATATCTAGAGCTGTATCTTCTGCTTCATCTATCATGTCAATAATCTGATTTTTTATGCTAATTTCCCTACATAATTCATCAACACAATTGTAATCTCCCCAATCATAACCCTTTTTCTCATCGAAAAACCAAATATTTGTTACATCCACTAATGCTTTAAACTCTTGTACTGTTAAAATTACAATTTTGTTACCATTCTTATTTAATATTGTTATACTTTTTTCCATTCTAATATCCTCCCTAATTAAATTTAACGATATCTTTTACAACATCATAGTTTGTTTTTATTTCTCCTGGATCAGTTTCTGTTTCAATTATTGTTTTAAGTACATCTTTCCTTTTTAATATGTTCTTATAAAAACAATCACAATTCTTTAAGCTAACCGTTTCTACAATAAGATTGAAATTTTCTAATACTTCATCATCTAAGTTGTAATATTCTGCTAGTGTGTCTTTGTCACCCATATTAAAATTAAACTTGTCTGCTAAGTTTTTTTTACTTTGTACACCTAGTTTATCTGTTAAAAATTTAAGTTCTTCTAGGATCCTATCTTGATGCTCCATTGTATAATCCTCATAGTTTAATGCGTCCATTTCTTCTAATACCTCTAATACTTTTATTTCCTCTAAGCCTAATTCGTGTACTCTTGTGTTGTTAAATGTAATATGCATGGTTCTTCTCATAATCTTATCCTCCCTAAATTTAATTTAATTTTTGCATTACTTGTCCTACTTCTTTTAGCCTTGTCCTAATTGTTGCAGTGTCTTCTTCTGTCGCATTGTTTTCTAGTAAATAATTAAGTCTTATTTGTTCCATAGCTTGTAAGAATCCTAGTAAACTACTTATGTTTTTAGCCTCTTCTTTTGTAATTGTAATCATTTTATCCCTCCCTCCATATAATACATAATAAAATTAAAATTTATGTTGACACGCAGAGTTGTATATGCTATTATTACCGTAATAAATGTTACACAATATTACTTCTGTAACATTTTTACAAGTGTAAAACTTATGTAAATACATAGATATAGTGTAAAAAACAACATAAAAACTCTACAGACTATATTTTCAAAAAAGGTATGAAAAGCTAAGGCAGTTCTGACGGCAATCAGAAATTGTCCTATTTTTGCGTTTAAAAATATAGTCTTATTAATAATAACATGGAATTATTTTCTTGTCAACACTTCTATTTTACTTTTTTAATTACCTATTACTTCTCTTCCAAATCTTGCCAAAACAGTTCCTACACTTTTATTTATGTATTTATCCCAATATTCCGTCCAAAATAAATCTATTCTATCCTGATCTTGTCCTACAAATTTTTGGTATAAATTGAACCACCGGTCTGCATACAATTCTTGTTGTTTTTCTGTTTTGTACATTTGTGGAGCGTCTTGTGCTTGTTGTAAAAATTCCTCTCTTGCCATTTCATCACTCATTTTTACCATTGTATTTAACATTTTCTTTTCCCCCTAGATTTTTTGAGTTATTTAAACTCTTATTTTTTAATCGTACTAATACCATTTGATTTTTGGAATCTTTCTTTACTATTACTACTTCTTTTTTTAACCCTTCGTAAGTTGGATTGTTGATCCAAGTCGGTTCGCCATTGTTAAATATAATATCACCTCTATTCTTAATAATTATGTTTTATAATGTATATTTTATAATGATAAGGTTATAATATCACACTGGAATTATAATGTCAACATTATATTGTAAAAATAATTATAAACTGTTATAATGTACACATAGCACATATAAAAGGAGTGATATCATGATAGAAATAAAAATTAAAGAACAATTAGAAAAACAAAATAAAAACATACAATGGCTTAGTCTAGAAGCAAAAATCCCTTATCCGACATTACACAAATTAGTTAATAATAAAACTGAGTCAGTTAAATTTGGTTTCATAGAAAGGATTTGTCTTGCATTAGATTGTACTCCAAATGACATAATACAAGTTAGTCCTGATCCTCAACTTACCCTTTTTGAATAGCAACACATAATAAAATTAAAAGCTAAGGGTATATAAACCTACCCTAACTCCTTTAAAATTGATTCTAGGGTAATATACGTTGATTTAAGGCAATAAACAGCTATTTTGAGAGCGTCCATTAGGGATGCTTTTTTTGTTGTGTAGATATATTTTTATAGCTGTTTAATTTTATTATGTGTTTCTTTAGCTTACGACATTAAAGCACATACCCACTCTCTAAAAATAAATTCGAGGCTGTAAACCCTTGATTTTCCTACTGTAAATATTTGGAAATATACGAATTAGGGACTTTAAAATGTGACAAGGTACAATTTATGTAGATAGATATAAAAATCGATTCTAGGGGCAAATATGGGGCATTGTTGTAAATGTATTCTGCTTGACGATATGTTTCTTTATTTCCAAATCCAACATCATTTGCCACTTGATGATTTGTATTAAGGTTTGCAAAATTTTGTAAACCTTGTCCACCTTTACTCATGTTCTCTTTAGCAATCTTTCCATACTCATCCTTCAACTTCTCAGCCCACTGCATTTTCTCGCTAAAACTCAGGTGTTGAAGTTCTGGGATAAGTGTGGTTAGTTTTTTGTAGTCCTGAAGTTGTTGTTTAGAAATTCCTAATTCATTAGCTAAATCTGACTGTTTTGCTAGAGTAAGATTATCTGACTCAACCCAATTCTTTTGCTAATTGTTTTTGCTAAACCAAGATTATCTTTGTTTACCAAAAATATATTGAGTTTTGCTTGTGAGATTATCTCGCAAGCTATGTTTTATATCAATGTCTAATTGATTTGATAAGTCAGATTGCTTTATCAATGAGGAATTATTCTCGCTTGATGGAGATAATCTCCATTAAGCACCTTTTGAGATTTCAGATTGGAATTATTCAAATCTGATTTTCGGTTTCACCCATTTTTAATCCCATACAACCTTTCCAACTCCACAATACATCTACCACGTTGAATTAATCAGGTGAGTGGGAGTAACCTGTTTTCCGTATACATACAAAAAACCCTTATATCTCTACAATATAAAGGTTTTTTCTGTGTATAAGGTATGTTATAATTAATCTAATCAAACTACATTTATAGGTCTTACTACCTATATCCAATTTACACCATTTCTTTAGAAAGGGTATGATGTGGAGATCTAAATGGCCTAGTAGTTATTAATGACTGATCTTTTTTTAATAATCCTGCCACACTATATATTTTAGTAATTTCAATGCTTTCATCAAAGGTTAAATCAGGTAATATACTTGGAATTCTTTTTGCCATCATCGTTTTTCCTGACCCTGGTGGTCCTATAATAAGTATATTGTGCATGCCCGCTGCTGCTACCTCTAATGCTCTTCTTACATTTTGTTGTCCTTTTATATCAGAAAAATCTAATTTATAATCCATTCCTTTTTCAAATATATTATCTAAATTAACTTTTGTAGGTTTTACTTCTTGTACATTATTCAAATAATCAACGGCTTCCTTTAATGATTCAACACCTATAATATCAACTTGCTGAACTACTGCTGCTTCTAATGCATTTTCTTTAGGAAGTATACATCTTTTATACCCTTCTTTATGTGCTGTATATATGATAGGCAAAATCCCATTTACCCTATTTATTTTACCATCTAAACTTAACTCTCCTAGAATCAATGTTTTATCTAAACTACCTTTATTAATAATTTCTAAACAATTTAGTATACCCACAGCAATAGGCAAATCAAAAGAAGGACCTTCTTTTTTTATATCCGCTGGAGATAAATTAACTGTAATTCTTTTAATTGGAAAAGTATATCCAGAGTTTTTTATGGCTGTTCTTACTCGTTCTTTGGATTCTTTTACAGATGAATCTGGTAATCCAACAAGATCAAAACCTGGTAATCCATCACTTGTATCAACTTCAACATTTACAATAAAACCATTAATTCCAAATAATGCACCACTTAAAACTTTACTAAACATTTTACTTTTCCCTTCTTTCTTTGACAT